GGTGGCTGGTCCCATGGGTGGCATGGCTGTCAAGGCCATTGCTGACAAGCTCGGTGTGCCTGTGTCAATCGGTGAGGTGACCAAGGCTCTGGAGTCAAACCCAGAGCTGGCGCTCAAACTCAAAGAGATTGACACTCGTGCGTTTGAAGCTGAGACCAAAGCCGTCAGCGAACGCTGGCAGGCTGACATGGCCAGTGACTCTTGGTTGTCGAAGAATATTCGTCCCATGACGCTGATCTACATTCTGTCTGCCTTCATCTTGATGGCGGTAGCAGATGGCTTTGGCTTCCGCATCGCTGAGTCCTACGTGAACCTGCTGGGTCAGTGGGGCATGATCGTAATGACTGCCTACTTCGGTGGTCGCACTGTTGAGAAAGTAATGGAGAGTCGCAAATGACAAACTTAACCCCAAACTTCACCCTTGAAGAATTGACTCACACCGATCACCGCGAGTTGGACAACACACCAACAACCGCTGAGAAGTGCATCATTGACGGCAAAGAAGTCATGGTCAATGCCTACGAGAACCTGCCACGCTTGGCCAACTTCCTCGAGCTCAAGGTCATCTTGGGTGGCAAGCCAATCATGGTCAACAGCGCGTTTCGCTCTGAGGCTGTGAACACTGCTGTCGGCTCAAAGAACACCAGCGATCACCGCCGTGGTTGCGCCGCTGACATTCGTGTGCCCGGCATGACCCCTGACGAAGTGACCCGCGCGATCATCGCCAGTGATCTGCCTTACCAGCAAGTCATTCGTGAGTTTGACCGCTGGACCCATGTGGCCATCACTACCAATGACAGTGACATCCCCAAGAAGTCCAAGCTGATCATCGACAAGTCAGGTACTCGCGCCTACGCTTGACCAAGACGGCACACTGACCCACGCTGTTTTCTGAGGCTTGTACTCAGGCGGCGTGGGTTTTTCTTTGACCGCTTTACGAATCTTTTTGTTGGCTAGTGCCTGCTTGGCACGTTGTTTCTTGGCTGCCGCGCGTCTAGCAATATCGCGTTTCTCTTGCTCTGCCTGCTTGTCGTCGACCACCAAGTCATCCTCAAACTTGGCAGGCTTGATAGGGTTTGCAGGCACAGCCACACAGCACCACACAGCGTTGTATGTTCGCGCTCCACTCTTGGCTGGCACAAACTCGCGGATGTAGCAGCCATACGTGCGCCGCAGGCACGCGATCACCAAGTCCATGGGCGAACCCAGCAGCTTGGATATTTCACGCACTGTGAGGCCCTGTGGGTTGGCCAGCAAGACTTCACGCATCAGTTCCCCAATTGGCTTTGTCATCTCACACTCCCTTCTGTTGACGATATTGTTTGACCGCGTTGCGCAGTCCATTCTGCGTGGTGGCCTTCTCGTCGAGGGCCAGAGCCTGCGCTTGGTCCAGTGTGTCGCGCATCAAGATGCGGTGGCAGATCACAGGCACACCTTGACCTTGGCGGCGCACGCGGGCGTTGAACTGCTCGTACAGGTCCAGTGACCAGTTGAGGCCATACCAGACCAAGATGTGGCCATTCTTTTGCAGGCCGTCGATACCGTGACCCATCGAGGCTGGGTGGCCAATCATCAAGGCACAGTCACCAATGGCCCAGCGATGCATGGCGTTCATCAAAGATGCCTCGGTCTTGCACTCGGTCAGGTTGATCGGGCGCAGGTCCTTGAACTTGGTCATGATGCGTTCAGCGTCAGATCGGTAGGCGTAGGAGCACAGCACCGGCGAACCCTGAGCCTCGTCCAGTATCTCCTCGAGTGCATCGAGCTTGAGGTCATGCACCGGCTCCCACAGGGGCATCCCGGCTATAGGGTACATGGCTCCATTGCTGAACTGCAAACACTTGCCGGTGAGCGAGGCTTGGTTGAACACCTCGACCGTGCTGCCGCTGTCCAAGGTCAAGAAGAACTCCTTCTCCATGCGCTCATACTTGGCACGCAGATCATCTGGCATCTCGATCTCGATGTTGTTGACCATCAGGTCTGGCAACGGGTTGTAGTCCTCTGCGCTCATCTCGAGTGTGATGTCACCGATCAGGTGTTTGATCGTGCTCTCGGTGTCGTCATAGGGCACTTCTTTGTAGGGGCCTGCCTTGCGGTAAAACCGGGTGCGGAAGGCCGTCTTCGATGTGCCGAGGCGCTGACCCTTGTCCACCACGAGAAACTGGCCGTGTAGGTCCTTGTAGCCATTGCTGGCAGGTGTGCCAGTGAGACCCGTGGTCCATGTGAAGTGGTCCAGTATCTTGCGGGTGGCCTTGACACGGTTGGTCGTGCTGTTTTTCATTTTGCTGATCTCGTCCCACACAATGCCATTGAACGGCAGCGGCTTGTCCTTCTTGACAAAGTAGGTCTGCAAGGTCTCAGCCATCCACTGTAGGTTTTCGTAGTTGATCATGTAGATGTCAGCATCACGAAGCAGGGCACGCGTGCGCTGATCCCGTGTGCCCGTGACCATGCTGAATCGCAGGTGCTTGGTGTGCTCCCACTTCGCAGCCTCTTGACGCCACACAAGTCGGATGACTCGGATCGGGGCCACGATGATCACGCCGCGCAGGAAGCCGGTGCTGATCAGGTGTGATAGCGTGGTCAGTGTGATGACGGTCTTACCCAGACCCATGTCCAACCACAACATCGAGTTGGGGTGTGAGCACTGGAAGTGGACCGCCTTCTTTTGGTAGTCGTGCAGCAGATTTGGGGTTAGCATGTGCCCACCATCAGGTCAATGACCATCATGCCATTCTCGACGTTGTCAATCACAAACACGTTCATCTTGTGACCACGCAGCTTTTGGTGTTCACGCTCTTGGGCGGCGGTGGGCTTTTGACCGGCGCGTTTGAATTCAATGAAAAAACAGTGGCCGTTGCTTGTGATAAGCAGACGATCAGGTACAGCAGCACGCCCCGGGCTAGTAAACTTGTACACAGCAACTGATTTAGTTTTCGCATAGTTACAGACCTTTGCTTCGATTTGTTTCTCAAGCATCGCGTGTCTCCAGCTCGATCAATTTGTCGAGGTAGTGACGCGCTTTGCGCAAGTCTTCCACGCCGCCTTTGTCACGCCAGCGGCTGACATACTTGACCACGTTGCCTTCAAAGTAACCAAGACCATTGGCTGCAATGTAGTCCCAAGGCTGCACCGTTTTTTCTTTGTAGTGCGTGCCACCGTGTTGAATGTTGTTTACGCTAGACCCAGACATAATGCCTCCACTTGTTGAATGTAATACTCGAAGTCCACTGGCAGCTTGCCAGCATCCTGAATGTTGTTGCAAGGTTGCACACCCCAGCCAGATTCAATGCCCATCTTGCGCCACTCGTGTTTGCCCTTGAGCGGTGGCATGTACTTGAACAGTCGACCACCACCGAAAGCAACGTAATATCTGGTCACATTTTGCAACTGCTGAGGCTGTTGACCCTCGTACTCAATTGACAGGTAGCTGCTGCGTGGCACTTTGGTGCGCAGCATGAAGTCCATGATCTCAGGCCACTGTTCCACGGTCTCACGAATCGGTGCGCCGTCAACCAAGACCTTCTCAGCAACTTTGGCCACGATCAACGCACCATGGTTTTGATGCCACTCCATGTCGTATTCGTAAGCACCTTTGCGCTTGACCTTACCGTTCTCATAGACCGCGATGTAGTTGTTCACGTCACGAATCATCATGGACTTGTAGATCGCCTCTTCAAGTTCCAGTTTGGTTGACACCTCCCAAGCCTTTCTGAGAGTGTCCACCAGATGCTTGCTCTCACGAGGTACACGGACAGTCAGACCGTCAGTGTTCACTTGGATCAATCGAAGATTCTCAATCGACATCAACTGTTCAGCCAGCATGCACAGCAGCAGCTGACCATTGAGCGTGATGCTCATAGTGAACAGCGGGTCGTAGAACACGCTGAACTGGTTGTTGCTGTCACCGTACACACCGTTCAATGCCAGCTTGAGCATGGCGTTCTCTGCGCTGCCCTTGGCGTATGTCTTGCGCTGTTCGTACAAGTGCTTGTAGATGTCGCAGAAGGTGTCGCCTAGATGCTGTGGAAAAAAGCGATTAGTAATAGCAAGGTTTGGATAGTAGCTACTGACATCCAGATCAACAACAACGAAGTCGGCGTCCGATTCAACAATTTCCGATTCAATAGAACCGTGGATGCCACCAAGACCAAACACAAACTCAAAACCATTAACACGAGCTGTGACATCCTCAAAGACTCCCTTTGTTTCAGTGATGACCTGACTCTTGAGCCAGTTGAGTACACGGGTGAACTCAGGGTGTGTAAATGCAATCCACGGCAGGATGGCATCGTTGAGCGCGATTGATGTGCGTCTGGTCTGGCGTGGTGTGCGGCCATGCGGGCCGAAGTCGTACAGAGCAACACCAGCCTCCTCGAGCTTCATTGCGAAGTAGTCCTTGCCGATCTTCGTGTCGTTGTGGTTCATGAAGTCGCGCTGATACTTGTGCGTCAGCTCTTCACGGAACTTGATCATGTCCAGCGTGTGGAAGTAGAACGCCTTGGTCTCATGCACGTCATGCTTGTTGTATTTCTTGAGCACGGGAATCTGCTCAAGCGTGAGGTCTGTGCCTACCTTGAACGGTAGGTCTTCAATGTTGTCGCTGCGCATGTTGAACTCAAGAACCTTGAGGCCGGTGGCGCGTGCTTTGTTGTCGAAGTGATGAATCTTGTACAGGTCAATCTGCTCCACAAAGCGGTCAGCAGGTTTGACGTTGTGCATCCACTTCGCATCACCATCTTGGCCGTTGATGATGGCCATGGCTTTATCGTACAGGGTGCGTGCATCACTGAAGCCCATGCGAATGAGCGTGTGGACCACGGGGTAGTCAAAGCCTAGAGAGTTGAACCCGATCATGCGGGCGTTGGTGTTCTTGAGGTAGGTCAAGAACTCGATGATTTGTTTGCTGTCGTTGCGATGATCGCTGATCTCGAACATCCATTGCAGCGGCGCATCAGCGTGCTCCACGGCCAGCGTGAAGACGTTGGGATATGTCTCAATATCGAAGATGAAGTCATTACTCATTACGTTTACCGGGTAGGTGGGGGGTCGTGCGAAGCTGTAGCTCCAAAATGGATTCGCACTCCCCCCGATTACATTACTGACCCAAGAATGATGGCAGGCCGGGCATCGCTGGAGCGGCAGCAGCAGGAGCTGCACCAAAACCAGCAGGCGCACCTGCAACAGCACCAAACAAGTTGGAGGCATCGACGTTACCTTCACCGAAGGCAGTGTCGTCACCAGCAAATTGCAAGGCGATCAAGTCGCAGCGGATGCCACGACCATGGGTGTTCTCTTGCAACCATGGCTTCACTGCCACGTTGACACGACAGCCACCGTACATCTTGCGAGTCAGTTGCTGGTATGCCATTGTGTTGGCTGGGTCCACGGGTGTGCCGTCAGCTTGAATGATCTGAGGCGGTGTGTCACGACCGGCACTGATGAAGAACATATTGGGATAGCCATCGTATGGCAAGAAGGTCTTTTTATTGATCTTCTCTTCACCCATGCCGAAGCAGCGTGACTTGCGGTCTTGCTGAATCATGCCCATCACAGTCTGTGCGTGCTCTTTCCACTTCTCCAAGGCCATCGCGCTGTATCGTTGCATGAACTGGGACAGGCCAGCATGATCCTTTGGCATGATGAACTCGGCGTTGTAGCTGATACGCTCTTTGCCGGTTTGTTCGTTGATCTTTCGCTGTGGCTCAGTGATGTGAGGGAAAGACAAACGGACGTTCGAGAGAAAAATTACATCTGACATTTTTAATTACTCCAATTTACGATAACCATGCTGGCAGCGTTTCGGCTGCTGGCGCTTCAACTGCACTGAACATCGGTGCAGCATTCATGACAACCGCAGGGCGGCTATCAGACTCGGGGACGACAGTCAACTTGCCTGCCATCTTCACAACGTACTCTTGATCCAGTGTTTTCAACTGGCGGTCCGAGAGTTGTTTCTTGATCTTTTCACCTGCTTTGGTGGCTTCCCATGTGAGCTTCTCGGCCTTGGCTGGTGACACCAGCTTGGTCTCGTAAACTGCACCCTTGGGCACACCCATTTTAATGAGCTTCTCTGCGATCTGATCCTCTGGTAATGACCATGCGCGTGAGCCACGACCATTGACGAGCTTAAGGCCCGGAATAGTCACACCACCATTCAAGCGGCGCAGTGTCTCAGCTTCGACAGCCTCGAGGAATTGACGCATCAGGGGAGCACCCTCCATGATCTGACGAAGCTGTTGATCGTCCATCTTGGCAGGGTCTTTGTCGGCAGCTTGCTGCGCGATCTCTGTGTTCTGTGTCTGAACTGGTTGGAACATCACACCTACACCTTCCATTACGTTACTTGCCAACGCAGAGCATGAACCCTTGGCGCGGCAGAATTTACATTGACTTTCACCCGGTACAAGTGGTGCATCTGGTTTGTCAGTTGCAGCAGCTTGGAGGATGATCGTACCCATGTTGTCTAACAGCGACCTTACGGTAACTGTGTGCGATGTGATGGCTGGCATCCCACGCAGCGCCAACTTGGGTTGGATGATCGTCATGCGAACAAACTCGAATGGATAAGCACCGTTAACGGGCAGCTTGTAGCCTGCCAGCACACCATAAGCGTACTGCTCAAGCTGCATGTTGCCTTCTGCGCTAACGATGCCCATACCATCTTTGTAGTCGATCAACTCAAGCGTGTCGCCTGCGATGATTTGAATGTCGACTGTACCTGACAAGTCATCACGACCCAACAGGAACGCAGGGTCGACACGGGTCTCACTGATGACCTTAAACATACCACCCATGGATCGCTCCATGATGTAGTCGTAGGCCACCTTCACACGTTCAATGCGATTTGCATCAACAGTGAACTCACCCTCGTGATCTGTCAAAGTCAAGCCAATGAACGCTGCTGGTTCAACTGGCTCACCATTGAAACATTGCTCGAGCAGCGTGTGGCTGTGAGTCCCGTCAATGGCGGCAGGGCCACCACCTTGCTCGGGGTACTTGGCTTCCTCTCGAATCGAGCCGGGGCACAAGGCCCAGCGGCTACGCTTTGAAGGAGAAAGTTGTGCGTGGGTGGTCATGCCTTGAGAGCTTCCACACCAGCGAACAATGCAGCATAGTGCTCAGGCTTCACATCGTTGATGTTCTGGTAGCCGAGGTTGCCCAACACGCCTTGGATCATTGCACCCTTAGTTGCGCCGATCTCTTTGTAGACACCCATGACGTACTGGATCAAGCCAGCGCCATCGGTGAACGGTGCGCCACCGGCAACAGGTGCAGCAACAGGTGCGGCCACTGGTGCAGCGAAGCTGGGCATCGCAGGCATCACGGGAGCTGCGGCAACTGGTGCTGGTGCGGCAATGGGAGCAGCCACAGGAGCAGGAGCTTGCGCAACAGGGGCAGCAGGTGCTACATTGATGCCTTCAATTTTTGCAGTCAATGCGATGACAGCGGCAGCGAGGTTTTTGATTTCGAGTTCAAGAGACATGGTAAATACTTTCTTTGCTGTTTACAGGAGGTTGGATTACAAGGCGATCCTCATTGAACGCCTCTATGATTTCACGAAGCACGTTTGACGGTGTGCCGAACTTCTGCGCTTTGGTGTGAAATTTGGTGCGCGTCTTGTCAGTCACTCGGACAACAAGAAACGATGATTTGATTTTCGTAGGCTTCATAAAATAAATTCCTGATTCGTTGTACAAAGTATAACGCATCTGATACACTTGCGTCAACAAATTTAAAAAATATTTTTGAAAGGTTAGAAATGAATGATCCCAAGTACAAGTTTGGTGACACTGATCGGCTCTACCATCGGGGGGGGGGGGAGTATTTCATTTCCAAAAACGAACCCGTCATGGTGCTGCGTGGTAAAGATGTCACCTGTCTTGCTGCTGTCTGTGCGTATGTTCAAGCACTACTCGATATGTCTGAGAACGAAGTGGTCAACAGCCATCTTGACTCTAGCCTCGAGCGGCTTAAAACATTTTGGGAATACCAAACAACCAGCGGTGTCGCAGGTGTGGGTTGTTCTCAGAAGCATCACTCGGGTTCTGAGCAATACATCGCCAAAGCTGAGGCTTTGCTAAAAGAACTTCGGTACATCAAATAAAAAGAAACCCCCGCTTTGTGGGCGGGGGTATCAAAGGAGAACTCATGAACAAGTTGACAACTGCGGCTGTCGGAAGAATTATATGATAGCAATACCCGTACAGCAAGTACAACAACACCCAGCATCAGTGGACGCCTACATCCGTCATGGTTGGTCTCTTGTGCCCATCCCCATGGGTACTAAGGGTCCACGCACACCGGGCTGGAACATCCGCGAAAACGCACTGCGATCACAGACAGACCTGCCACCCGGCTACGGTATCGGTTTGGCACACGCATACAGCGGCACGATGGCACTCGACATCGACAGCTGGCCCTTGGCCACCACCATGCTGCATGCTGCGGGTATCAACCTCGAAGAGCTTTACAACGCACCCGATGCAGTGGTAGTCGACTCAGGCAAACAAGGCCACGGTAAACTGCTGTACCAGATGCCCTTTGGCTTGGCCCTACCATCGAAGAAGATTCTGCAAGGCAAGGTCACGGTCTATGAGCTGCGCTGCGCCACGGCCAACGGTCTCACCGTGCAAGATGTCCTGCCTCCATCCATTCACCCAGAGACACTGCAACCCTATCGCTGGGCAGGCAAGGGTCACTGGATGCGCTTGCCCACAGCACCACAGGCTTTGCTTGATCTGTGGCAGGGCATGCTAGATCAAGATAAGCAGCGCGTGGTCGCCACCGGCGATGCAGTTGACGCCTCATGGGAAGAGATTCGTCTAGCCCTTGAGCACGTCAGCCCCGATGTCTCCCGCGACGAGTGGGTCAACATCGGCATGGCCCTGCACTGGGCGGGCACACAGACCAACCAGCTCGATGCAGCCATGAGCTTGTGGAACGAGTGGTCAGCACAGTCACAAACCAAATACCCCGGTGAGCGCGAGATCATCACGCAATGGGTCAGCTTCAAGACCGACAAGGCCACCGCTGTCAAACTGGGCACGCTGTTCCACATCGCACGCCGCCATGGATGGACACGCCCCGAACCCGATGTGACCGCACTCTTCGCAGCCGTGGACACGCCACCCATGAAGCCTGTTGATGTGCATCAAGGGCTGCGCCCACCACCACCTGACATGGACATGAGCCTGTGGCCATCGATCTTGGCCAAGCGTGCGCAAGAGGTCAGCGATGCCGTGGGCTGCGATCCACTTGTGCCTCTGTTCGCTGGCATGTCTGCTGTCTGTGGTGTTGCCGATGCACGCATCCGACTCGAGTTGATGGAGGGCTTCAAGGTCCCACCGATCCTGTGGCTCATGACCTTGGGCGATCCAGCTGACAAGAAGTCACCAGGTTCACGCCCCATGCTGTCAGCACTCAGGGAGATCGAAGCAGAGGATCGCCCACGCTACCAAAAAGAGTTGCTCGATTGGGAGGGCAAGGAGGCTGCGTACGCAGGGGCCAAGAAGGCATTCCTCGACTTCGCTGCGTCACCAGAGGCCATGATGACCAACGCGGCCATGCCCACGGTCCCAGAGATGCCACCGCAGCCAGTGCCCCTCAAGATCACGGTCTCAGACATCACGTCACAAAAACTTGTGCGCCATGCTGCCGAACGACCACGGGGTCTGCTATGCTATCTGGACGAGATGAACTCGTGGATCAGGAAGCTGACCGACAAAACCAGTGGCGAAGACCGCTCAACTTGGGTCGTCAGCTACGAGTCAGAGTCGTATGAGATGGATCGCGTTGGTGCAGGCTCGATTCACTGCGACAACTTGGCCGTCAGCATCTACGGCAACATCCAGCCCACAGTGTTCCGTCAGAACCTCGCATCGTTGGCCAGTGACGGCCTGTTGCAGCGTTTCATACCTGCTGTGCTGCGCGGTGGCAAGACCAAGCTAGGCAACCCCATCCCCGACTTCATGACCAGCCGTGCCCAGTGGGACCAGACGCTGCGCATGATCTACTCGCTGCCTGCGCTGACCTACAAACTCAGCCCAGAGGCATATGCCGAGTACCGCGCGTTCCAAGGGTGGTATGAGTCAGCCAAGCAAGATGAGCGGCTGCTGCAATCGTCCGATGTGTTCATGACTGCATTCGGCAAGCTCGAAGGCACTGCCGGTCGATTGATCCTCATGTTCCACATGATCGAATCGCCCTACGAAATCAACGTGCCTGTGGACGTTGTGAAGCGCGTCATTCATTTGGTCAAGAGCTACCTGATCCCCGTGTTCCGCTATGCCTTGGGTGAGGTTGTGGGCGCGTCATCGTTTGATGTCTGGGTCACCGATTACATCATCCAGCACTGCGACAAGCCAACCCTAACCCTGTCCGATCTCAAGCGTGCTGCACGCAGACAGATGAACGATCAAAGCGTGTGGCAGCAGGACCAGATGGTGCTGGGTGCGATGCAAGTGCTCGAGGGTGTGGGCTGGGTGATGCGCTTGGACGATGGTACAAAAGAAAACCAGCACTATGCACTGTGGGCTGTGAACCCAGATCTGTCCACCAAATTCAAAGACCACCGCGAAGAGGTCATCAAGGCCAAGCAGCGTCAGATGGATGAGATTTACAAACTCAGCCCGAAGGACAAGCCGAAGGTGTACGGGGTTGACGACCTAGAATGAGAAAAGGGACCACACGGTCCCTTTTTAATCCAGCCACACTAGGTCAAAGACTAGCATGATTGCAGCAATGTAGAGCACGTCCATCAGCTACGTGCCTCCCGCTTCAGTTTGGGCAGTGGTGCCCAATGGGTGTAGAAGTCACCTTTGCCATGGTACTCACCATACATGGCCACACCACCCCTGCCGAGCAGCTGCACCTTGGCCCCACGGGGGCAGGTCTCGATGGGTTGCCAAAAGTAGTTGTGGTCCACGGCTGCCACGCCGGTGCTGTCGATCTGGGTCACAGTGGAGCCTCCTCGAAGTTGTCAGGGTTAAACCGTGGCACACGGGTGCCTTGGTCCTTGGGGTTGGGGAATGGGGGAAAGGGCCAGCTCACTGCATCTTCTCCTGTGCTGCGTGCGGGTCCATGTGCATCATCTGCTGGAAGTAGATGGCAAACGATGCGCGGGTGTCGGCAGGAAAGGGCATCTGGTTTACACGGTGCATGGCCTCCTGCATGGCGCTGTTCCAGCCAGACAGAAACACGAACTTGGCCGCATCGGTGGGCTTGAGTCCGAAGTCGCCGTACAAACGGTCGTAGTGGTCTAGTGCGTTCATTTTGTACTCCTTTAAATGTACAGAGAAATTATTGATTACATTTTTAGATTTCACGAATGGCTTTTTCAAATCTGATCAGGTGATTGGAAAACCCTAGAAAAATTTCAGCGGTCGGAACTTTTTGACTTTGCATTTGACTTGGCAAATTGGTTAAGGGTAGGGGTTTTCACCTATACAAGAAAAT